AAGGCACACTCATGGTTGCTAAGTACGCAATGGGGCATAACGTCCTGCGTCCTGCATCATGTATCGGTCTTGTAGAGGTCTAAGAATATTGGGGGTAGCTTAACGGCTACTCCCTTTTTTACTTTGGAGAATAGTATGGCTATCACACACGCAGGAGAAACCTTTAAGGGTTTGCGGATACCTAAAAGAACGCCAAATGCCTCTAAGTCTCATGCGGTGTTAATAGGTACTAAAGATAAGCCTAAGGTAGTACGCTTTGGTCAACAAGGTGTAACAGGTGACAGGCAACCAACAGCAAGACAGAAATCCTTTAAGGCTAGACATGCCAAGAATATTAAAAAGGGTGAAACCTCTGCTGCTTATTGGGCTAACAAGGTTAAATGGTAAGGAGCTATCATGGCTGGAACAAGTAAACTAGATGCAGTCAATACGATGCTTTCTTCTATTGGTGAAGCACCAGTAAGTAGTTTATCCTCAGGATTGATTGAGGCTGAGATTGCAGAAAGTATTTTAAATACTATTGACAGAGAAGTACAGTCTATGGGCTGGCACTTCAACACAGAATTAAACAAAAGTTTCGCTCAGACACCAGCAGGTGAGATACTACTCCCCGCTGATATTCTTAGAGCAGATGCTACGCTAAAGGCCAATGCGCCTAATCTTGTACAGCGTGGCTTAAAAATGTACGACAGAGTTAATCACACTTTCATCGTTGGCACAAACGCTGCCCTTGATGTAGTAGTGCAGTTAGTCTTTGATGACCTACCAGAAGTAGCAAAGCGTTACATTGTACTACGTGCTACTCGTATCTTCCAAGATCGTGTGGTAGGTTCTAACACACTACATGATTTCCAAGAGAAAGATGAACAACAGGCTTTAGTCCAGCTTAAAGATTTTGACAAAGCTGCTGATGACCATAACATCTTTGACAACTATGATACCTTTAGCATTATTGATAGGCAGGGACGGAGAACAATCTAATGGCACTCATCAGTCAATCTATCCCTAACCTTATTAACGGTGTATCACAACAGCCACCATCACTACGTCTAGCTACACAGGCAGAGCTTCAAGAGAACGCTCTGTCAAGTGTGGTAACAGGACTGTCTAAGCGTCCTAGCTCTGAGCATATTGCTGATCTAGGTACTATTGCTAATCTGGATAAGGCTTTCATTCATACTATCCGTAGGGATGAGAATGAGTTTTACTCTATGGTGGTAGATACGGCTGGCACTATCAGGGTGTTTGACAAGGATGGTGTCTCTAAGACTGTCACCAATAACGCTACTAGTTATCTGACAGGATTGACTGACCCTAGCTTAGAGTTGGCTGCTGTATCCATTGCAGATGTAACCTTTATTGTAAACAAGAATACGGTAGTAGCTCAAGGCACTACCACAAGTCCTACACGTAACCCTGAGGCACTGGTATATGTACGTCAGGCTGACTATGCCTCTACATATCGCTTAAAGCTCACTAAGGGTGGAAGCACAAGTACTGTAGAATTTGCTACAAAGTCCTCAACACAGGACACTACTAGTGCTACACAGAACGCAGAGCGTGGTGCATCTACTGACTTGATTGCTGAAAACCTTGATACCTTCTCAGGTACTGGTGTTAATACTAGTTACTATGAGAACATCACTAACGCTAGTGCTGTTACTGGTTTAACACTAACACGCTATGGCTCAGTAATCCACATTCAGTCTACTGACAGTACAAACTTTCAAGTAGAGGTGGGTGACTCTCATGGTAACGAACACTTGCTTGTGTTCAAGGATGAGACACCAGACTTTAAGAAGCTACCTGTTGAGGGACCAAATGACTTTGTTATTGGTGTATCTGGTGATAACCAGAAGGCACAGGATGACTACTATGTTAAATTCAGTAATGGTGTGTGGAAAGAAACAGTAGAGCCTAACGTCCTTATTGACTTAGATGCTTCTACCCTTCCACATAAATTATCTAAGTTACCTAGTGGTGACTTTCAGTTTGATGAGATCAACTACGCTGACCGTAAGGTAGGCAACGATGATACAAACCCCTTCCCCTCTTTTGTAGGCTATACAATTGCTGATATCTTCTTTCATCGTAACAGGCTAGGCTTGCTTGCTGATGAGAATGTTATCTTTGCTAGGGCAGGTGAGTTTACAGAGTTTGACTTCTTCCGTAAGTCAGTACTAGCAATTGTAGATAGTGATCCTATTGACGTAGCAGTGTCTTCTAACAAGGTAAGTATCCTTAAACATGCTGTACCCTTTAACGAATCACTACTGTTGTTTTCTGAACTAACACAGTTTAAAGTTACTGCTGATCCTATCCTTACACCTGAGACTATTAACGTAGCTAATACTACTGAGTTTGAGGCTAGTCTTGTAGCCAAGCCAGCACAGGCTGGTAAGTATGTATACTTTGCTACCAAGCGTGGTGCATGGTCAGGCATGTGGGAGTACTTTGTAGATACTGACACTGATGTCAACGATGCTACAGAGACTACAGCGCATGTACCTGAGTATCTTAGGGGTGTTATAACAAACATTCAGGCATCGTCTAACGAAGACATGCTAGTTGCGCAGGCTGCTGATGATCCTACAGCTATCTATGTATATCGTTACTATTGGAGTGGTAGAGAAAAGCTACAGTCTTCATGGTCACGTTGGGTATTTGATGGTGATGTAGTAGGTGTATCATTTAACCTATCTGATATCTACGTTCTAATTAAACGTAGTAACAACCTATTCCTAGAAAAGATTAACTTGTCTGTAGATGATGCCACAGTGTATACTACAGGTAACTTCTCTATTCACTTGGATAGAAGGGTAATGTTAGAAACAGGTGGACTTACTGCTATACCTTATGTAGACTCTAATGTGGTGTATGTAGACCAGACAGGCAAGCTTATTCCTCTTAGTGCTGTAGCTGCAAAGCTAGCTAACTCTGAGAAGGTCTTTGCTGGTATTCCATTTACATTTAAATACCAATTCTCTGAGCCTGTGCTAAAGCAGGATAACAAACCTATTACTACTGGACAATTACACTTAAGAAACTATGCTGTTGTGTATAACAAGACAGCCTTCTTTACTGTTACTGTAACACCTCTTAAACGTGCGCCTTATGTGCGTACCTTTACAGGCCGTGTGGTAGGCAGTGGTGCTAACATACTTAGTGCTGCTGCTATTGAGTCTGGTACGTATCGTTTTGGTGTGTTAGGCCATGCTGGTGCAGTAGACATTGTATTAGAAAGTGATAACCACCTACCCTGCATCTTCCAATCAGCAGAGTGGGAAGGGTTCTATGTCCTACGTTCAAGGAGAATGTAATGAAACTACATGTGAGAGCAAGTACTCAAGCTGATGTAGATCATCTGGCAACAAACCTAAGACCAGAAGACACACAGGAAGTACTAGCCTCACATGGCAGTGTCAAGGTAGCACTACAAGAAGGCTTTGACGTATCTGAAGAGTGTTGGACTATTGTAGTAACAGAGACAGGCGAACTAGCTGGTATGTATGGTGTAGTTGGCCTAGATGATATGACAGGTATACCATGGCTACTTACAGCCCCTCCACTAAAGAAAGTTTGGCGGCAATTTATGCGTGACTCTCTGACATGGATTAACAAAGTAAACAAGAAGTATCCAGTACTGACCAATGCGTGTGACGCTGAGTATACAGTAGCACTCAACTGGTTAAAGTATATAGGATGCGTATTCATTAAGAGACATGACACGTGGGGTGTTGGCAACAAACCCTTCTTAGAATTTGTGAGGATATAAAATGGCAATTCCATTTATGGCAATGGCGGCTGGTGCTGAAACTTTAATAAACTTTGGAATACAACAACAACAAGCTCGTTTAGATGAAGCTAAATACCAGCAAAACCGTATCAATGCTGTGGCTGCTAGAGACTTAGAAATTAGTGTTCTTAATAGACGTATGATACAAGAAGGTGAAGCTGCCTCTGCTCAAAAAGAACAACTAGCCATTAGTGCTTTACAAAAAACAGAAACTTCAAAAGTAGCTTCCGGTGAAAGTGGTTTTAAAGGTGGTAGTTCCATTGATAACGCTGTTTCTAAATTTGAAACTGCTAGGTTAAAAGGTACTGATGTTATTAATACACAGACTGAAGCCATTAGACAAGAAATAGAACTTCAAAAACTAGGTGCAAACTCTAAAGCAATTAATCGTATTGACTCTATGCCTAGAGGACAAGAACCAAGTTTTTTAGCTGCTGTTGTTAAGGCAGGTAGTCAACTGTATGCTGGTAAATTGGAAGCTGATGCTGCTGATCCTATGAATATAGCAAAAAATAAAATGGCAGTTCAAGAAGCCACTGGTCAGTTAATGGCACAAAGAGCAACCGCATCTTATGGACCTAGAATAGCACAACCTACGCAGATACCAACCTTAGGATACAAAGTAGGTTTTGGTTTGCAAAATTTTGGAGAATAAGGATAAGCTATGGCTAAACAAAGAGTACAGGTAGCACCACTAGAAGCTCCTACTACAGTAAAACCCACGCTTTCTCCTGTAGATATTTATACCGTACCTAAAACAGAGACAGCAAATACACAATTATTAGAGTTTATACAAGGTATAACACCTGCTTTACAAGCAAAAGATGCACTCCAAAAACAATACAATATGGACTTAGAGAGGTCTATTAATCAAAGATTTGCAGATCAGGAAGCCGATCAAGTTAAGTTAGCCCGCGCACAATTAGTTGATATGGCTAGCCAAGCTTATACAGATAACGAACAGTATTATCTTGAAACAGGAAGAGATCAACTAGCTACTGACAGAAACACTTTTTTTAATGATTACTATACTAAACTTGAAGAGAGTGGAACAAACCCAGCAGTTATTGAAGGTCTAAAAAATGATTTAGAGTTAGTTAATATTAAGTTCTTTTCTGAAGTATATCATCCTTCTAAAACAGATTTTGATAATAAAAGAGCTTTAAATGGTTTATCAACCCAACTAAGCACAGTCTTAAAATCTACTGTTGGAGATGTGGGTGAAGATGTTCTTAAGTATCAAGAAGAAGAAATAAATAATACTATAACTAATTTCAAACAAGCTTATCCTAATATTGGATGGACTGAAATTAATGACTTAGTTAGAAATACTGAATTATATCTATCGTCAGAAAAAGATGATAAAGGCATCCCAAGAGGTTTAACTTCACTTTCTAGATGGCTATCTAATAATGGACAACTTGATACAGCAGAAGGTAAAAAAGTTGCTGCACTTATAAATAATAATCAATCAGCCAGAACAGAAGCATTAACTAAAATTGTAAAAACAAGTAATGATGCTGTTGTAAAGACGATTGCTGTACCCACTATTAATAATCTTAAAAGTGAGTTTACAGGTAATGAGGATTTTTATAGCCGAAACCCAAAAAACTTTATTGAAGTTGCAGAAAAACGTATTCAAGAAGTTGTACAAGAAGTACGAAAAAACCAAGGAAATGTTGTAGCCGATCTTTTACAAAAAGATTTAAATGCTAGATGGACTGTAGCTTATAATGCACCAGAAATTTTAGGTAAAATTAATGCTACTGGTAGAACCAATGCTTTATCAAAAAACATGGATGGTGTCTTACAAGCTGGTATCTATGATACTGAGTCTTCACCTGAGCAAGCTTATATTAACACAACTAATTTAATAACTGATCTCTTACAAAATTCAGGTCTTACAGAGCGTGAAGTTAATCAACGCCTTGTAGACTTAGTAGTACAAAATGCTGCTGAAAAAGGGGACCAAAACGCTATCAATGCTTACCTAGTTAATAACAACATATGGCAACGTGATGAGTATCAAGATGAGCGTAAAACTCTTGTAGCTGCTTTAAAAACTTTTGCAACAAAGTCATCCGCAAAAGTTACACTAGGTATGAAGAATCAAGCAGCAACTAACGCTAATGAAAAAGTTGTAAAATCAGGTGGTGTTAATGTTAGTGACGCTAACAGGGTTACTATTGTTGATCCAGAAACAGGTAATACTACAGTAGTTTCTGAGGAAATTGTACAAAGTAATTACGAACAATCTCAGAAACTTATTTTAGACGCTGAGTTAGAAAGAATTAATAGTAAATTTGATGAAGATATTTCTCAAGCTACTATTCCTGTTGATATTGAATCACTTCAAAATCAAAAAGAAGAAGCCTTAGCTGCTGCTGTTAATGCACATGCTGATAAAAAATTAAAAGAATACTACCTACCTAGAGGTCAACTTCCAATAGAAGTAAGTAAACAAATTAATAACACTGCTGTTTACTCAGTACTTAAAGGTCAAGCAGGTGTACCTGTTAGTGAAACTAGATTAGAAGCTGTTAGGCGTTCTTTAAATTTATTTCAAAGTATGAATGATTATCAGACAGGTTTTGGTGAAACAGCTTTTAAAGA